CGTTTCTAATGTAAAGTTTGCTATTTTCTTCAAAGTTGAATACAATCTTGTCTGTATCTGTTCCTGCCGCGTTTTTCACCAGGGCCGTATATTGATGTGGCGTGTTGTCAGACAAAAACAATCCTGCTGTTCCACTTGTTTGGGTGGTACCATCTGCCAGAGTACCCGTAAGTTCTACAACGCCTTCTGCACAGTAAAAGATTGCTGCTAGAGAACCAGTGCGGAGGTCCTCCAGGTTTGATCCGGACTCAACAAGAAACAATCCAAATCCGCCTCCGTTGGCGAGACCGCTATTCATGGCGTCAGTATTTGTTTCCCATCCTGCGTTTCCATTAGCAGTAGGGTTGGCGTCTTCAATGCCTGCCAATTTAACAATTGTGGCGGGACTTCTATTCCTCAAATAAGCTTGTGCTGCATACGTTCCATATGCCGGGGCGGAAACGTTGGGTCCGCTTCTCCAAACATCGCTGCTTCCTGCGCCATAAATAGGATTTCCAAATGTCTCAATATATTCGGAGAAAGAATCAATCCGCACTGGCACCATTGATGGTCCTTTTACCGCTCTAGTGATAATTACTGGTCCTACAGCTGTTGGTAGTTCTGGTAATTGCGAGTTATCAATTTCATCAACAAAAACTCCAGGGGATACAAATTTAAATTTCTTTACCGACATAGTTTTCTGTTCTCCTCAAAATGACAAAGTATATATCACGTTTTTTAACGCTTCTTTTCCTGATGTAAATAGTTTTTAAATTTTGTAAATGCTCTTTTTATTCTCTATACTTGCCCCAGTTATCAGGGTGCGTAGGATCGTCACCCATTATTACCCTCTCTCTAGAAAACTTAAATTCTACTGCATTTTCCCTTTCCACAATTCGAGGCTTCTCTTGGTTCGCCCCGCCGCCGATTAAAGTGCCCAACACCTTTACCTCAATTGAGGTTTGATATATCCTTTCCTCGTCGCCAATGTTGGCGGCATTGTTTTCCAGAGTATACGATGATTGAAGAAATCCTTCATAACGATGTCCGGTTTGATGCAAAATGAAACTATTAATTCCGCCTGTCGATACCATAAACGGCTGGCTCATTTCATTAATTTGTTGTTGGTATTCTCCTCTTAGTATAATCCTGTACATAGCGGTTACATAAACCGGCATCGGGATTGTCTTGTGGGTATATACAATCTTATTATTCTTTGGTTCTACTTTAAAATTCAACTGCCCATATGTCTTCTTTGCATCTGCATTCTGAAAATTCTTTGTTTTGTTTTGATTGATAACAGATATAAGCGGTATTGATCCGCCGCGATAATCATTAATTGGGAATATATTCGCCTGCAATGATCCTTTGAATGCCAAATCTTTTTCCACGCTTATTCTTTCAACCGTTATTATCGGGAATATCAAAGCGCCCTCTTTATCACGCAAACTCTTATCTGACTTTACTTGATGCGCACGTTCAGCAGACACCCAAATGACTGGCACCTTCTTCCATCCGCGATTGGTGTTTGAGGAAACATTCACCTCATCGTTAACCCAATCAAAAATAGATGCGTCTATCGTTTCCAAGTTTGATGGTTCTAAAGTTGTTACTTTTTCTTTTTTGCTTGACATACTAATTTACCTATGGAATCTTGTAGAATGGACTTGGATACCAAGTACAATCCTCGTTAAAATACCATTTGTTTGAGATAATAAAAGGTCTAATAGGAGATGGTCCTGCATCGGAAAGATAGAACTGGTATCCGTTATATTTGCACGAATCTGCCACAAACTCTTCTAGAGTTCTGTAATCTAGCGAATCTACATCGACCGCTGACAATGTTGGAACACATATCTTGCAATCATTTGGTATCGTAAGAACCTCAATATTAACAATCTTCTCTTGCGCAAGTTTAAACTTGTCAATCGAGACAGCGGGAAGTGTGGATTCTTCAAATACTCCATCCCTCGCTCGTATGCATTTTGCCGCTATCTCCATCTTGTGATCTACTTGGCCAAAAAGTTCCCGTGGTTGTGATAAAGTCACTATTTCATAAAACAAATTACCATATAGGACGAAATCCCCTTCCTGAACTTTCAGATCCTGATCTTCTGTAAGCCTTCGTTTATGAAAATTAATCGTAATACTCGATCTTCTGTCGATACCAAGATTCGTGGTGTCGGTAGTCTGCCCTTCCCAGGAAATCAAGGCGTTAACCTTGATCGGAGAAAGAAAATTCTTGTGGATCGCCTCGCCATAAAGCGGATGATAATTCGTGTGCTTCATGCTTACGGGATAATAAATAATCCCCTGGCCAATAACACGCTCGATAAGCTCATCGTTGACCTGCTTAACTAAGTTTCTTTCTTTCTCCCCTAAAAACATTGGGGGAGGAGGATTAGCGGGTTGATTCCACGTAATATCTTCTGCCACTACTTATCCCCCTAGCCCGTATAAATTGTCATTGGAATTTTTGCTTGTAAATTCTGGGTTGATTCCATCATTTCTGAATCGGTGGTCACCAACTTGTCGTAAGTCATCTCTTCAAGAACTGCCTTGAGTTCATCCCTTAGGGTGGTCTGCTCTTCCTTCGCCTGAGACAGGAGTGTGTCGCCGTTTAAGGTAACAGACTCTCCTGGGATTGGTATTGTCGTAAACTTGTTTCTTATTAATCCTAACATTTCTTTACAAAGAGCGAGAGCGAACCTCCGAATCCACTGCTTCCCAATAGAATTAATATTGGTATAAGGAATATTGGCAAAGGGAAGGGTGTTCATGTTGTTGACGCCCCCGACGCCTGTATCAAGTCCTGTTTCGTCGAAAAGCGCATCAGTAGCTATCGTGAATTCAAACCAAATCTTCGTAACCCAATCAGTATCGGGTACCGGATATAACCTAATCTTGTTATTCCTTATTTCGTAAGAATAGTGAGAGGTTCGAGTATAGAGAGAATCCTCATATGACATCGCCTGGAGTTTGTTTTGCCAAACGGGAACGATCTCAAAAGTGCTATCATCAGAATATTGCCCATAAGTGGAAAGATTTCCTATCGTGTTTATCCCCCCATAATATCCATAAAATCTCCACATCGCACGCGGTGACTTATAATACACTTTCTGAATTCTCGCTTTCTTTGTTGTATCTATACCAGAGTATGCCACACCTCCTGCGGCAGCACTAGAAGAGATAATAGACTGCAAATCATAGTCTTGAACGCCGTCAGATATGCTGATGGAAGCAGAATAAAAAGTCGAATCACCACCTACCTGCGCCCTCCCAGAGGCAACTGAAGCGAGCGCATTGGCGTACCCCAAGTCAAACCTCGGCCGCCTCAACTCTGCACCTGTGCCGCTTAGTTGAGTCAGAAGATCGCCTGCCTGAAGCTCTCCGTCGCTATCAAAAGTACCTGTTGTCTGCCCCAACAAGCTAGACAGAACGTTTCTTGATTGGTGGATGTTGACTATATAAGAATATTCTAAAACCGCTTCTTCATAAGCAGCATAAACATTATTTGCGGTGAGTTCAATGTCAAGTACATCACCCCCGAGTTTCCGATAAGCGAATGCTACCTGATCAACTGCACCCGAAATGAAATCGGCGTCAGTATATACTCCGAAAGGTAACGACCCAGTAACATCTGCTTTGACACCAGATGATGGCAAGACAATAGCACTTACAGTTGAAGATGGAGATAGAGTAGGGACTGCCACATTGTTTCCTCCTGGAATTATACACTATAAATAGTTAGAGAATAAAAGAAAAGAGCCTCCGAAGAGGCTCTTATTCCTTTTATGTTGTTGCGCTAATCTTATCCGAGAAGATCAGTTACAATAACAAGTCCGTACATGTCCGGTCGCACCATCTTCTTAGCGTACCGAGTCATCACACCCTTGCGAGGCACGAAATCTTCAGTACCGAAGATAGTTGGTGTCGTTTGGAGAGGCACATAAGGAGCGTAAACATATCCGCTTTCTAAGAAAGAGCTACCTTTACGTCCTGCCAGCACAACATTCCTTGGGAAGTATGGATCAACATAAACATCCCACTTCTTGGAAAGACTACCAACAGCCACAGCACCCGTATTCCCTCGATCATCATCGTGGGTTACAGTCGCTTTGAATCCAGCAGTAAACTCAAGAATGTTTGCCACTTCAGGTCCAACAACCAGAAAGTTCGCTCCCCCTCGCAACGTTTTGCGATGGATTGCAGCGGAAACATCATTGATGGTCTCCAAGAGAGTTTCATACCACTCAGACACGGTGCCCGTGAAGTCCGCTCCTAGAATCAACTCATTAGCTTGAGTGCTAATTGGCGTACCAGTTTCTCGGTTCAGAAACTTGCCAGGTCGTCGAGACCAGAACAACTTACCAGCAGTCGCACCTTTTAAGAGATCTTCAAGAATTTCTTGATCAATCTCAAGCGCAATTTGCTCAGAAAGAATGCTCGTGAGTTCCACTTCTGCATCAAGATTGTGATATGCATTCAAATCTTGACCCAATTCTGGAGTCCACTTGGCTTTGAGTTTCTTGGTTTGTGCCGTTACAGCGACACTATCAACTTTGATATCGATTTCAGGAATCGACACCTCGTCTTCTAGTCCCCACTCGGTTTGACCAACAACTGACCCAAGTGCACCGCCATTCGTGAAATCATCCACTTCTGCCCAAGACATCGCCTGAGCGCCGCCTGGATCCAAATCATTACTTGTTTCAGATCCAGATGCAGCGATGACAACAAGCAAATCAGTACCAGCGGTACCGCTCAATTGAGTCAATCGTCGCGCTTGCCGCCCATCACCCGTCAAGGTAATGGTGAGAGTAATCAGATCATCTAGATTGAATTGATCTAAATCTCCAATAGATACACTGCCAACATACGCTGCCGTTCCAGAAGCGATATCTGGATCGAAACGAAGGATCCTCTCTAACTCTGCATCGATATTAGAGGGCCCGCCAACATTACCCGACAAAACATCGGTAATAGTAACGGCCGCTGCGGTTCCAGTCGGAGATGAATATCCGTTGTTTAGGTTATAGAATGACTTCGAAATGTCAGCTCCCGTAAGAGAGACACCCCCAGTAATCTGGTTTGCGACTGCGCCGCCACCATATACTGAATCACCTGCTTCGTCGCCTAGGCGAGAAGTATGCTTCGTGAAATCCAGAAAGAAGATCAGTCCGCTTGGCAAACTCATGGGCTGAACTGACACCAAATCATTGGCGATCAATCCTGCGAACACGCGCCGCACAATCGGAAATGCAACCGCTGCAAATCCCTCAACATCCCCACCAGACATGGTAGACGCTTCACGAAGAAGTTCCTTCGCTTGATTTTCTAGTAAACACGCCATCGTGTTTCTCTTTTGCTCGTTTCCGAGACCCTCTAAGAGTCCAGTCTTTTCCCATTTTTCAATAAGATCGTGACTCTCCCTCGCAAGATCCCTCGAAACGATGCCTTCTGTTAGTTTTTCTAAAATAGACATCTTATTTTTTTCCTCCTTAAATGATAAAGCTAAATGCCTGCAAGTTTCCTCATCCTGCTAACAGATGAATCATTCTTGCTTTGTTTTTTCTCTGTTCGTTTAAACATTGTAGCGTGATTATTTGATACTACTTCGCTTAGTGATTTTGGCCCATCATTAGATGATGGTCCCACTGCGCTCTGAAGGGTTTCAAATACCGCTTTCGCCGTCTCAACAGAATCAGCATCATTAATAGCCTCGACAATTTTCATCTTTTGCCGCTCATTCAAGGAGTTGCTACCAAGAATTTGATTCGTATAAATTAGTTTCGCATTGGAGAGATTTACACTCTCCAACGTATGTGAAAGTTTTTCCAAAAGCACCCTAAATCCTTTGTTCTCGCCTAAGAGTTTCTTTTGGTTGTTTTTTAAAGTCGTATTTTCTGAAATGAGGTTTATGTTCTTTTTATTAAGATTGACGTGCTCAGTTAAAATCTTCGTCGCCTTCTTCTTGTTAATCTTGGCGGCCTCATCTATGTGTTCTCTTTCTTCTTTGTCTTCCCTGTCTTCGTGCGCGTCTCGCGCCAAAGCATCAATATGTGCCCAATCATCTTCGGCAGCGTCTCGATGGCGATCTCTTTCTTCTTTGTCTTCGCCACCCTCGTCACCTGATCGAGCGAGATGATCTTGGTGGGCGTCTCTTGCTAACTTAACGATATGGGCCCAATCGTCTTTTGCGGCGTCTCTATCGTGATCGCGCCTCTCTTCGTCGTCTTCATCTAGCCTTAGATCGTCCAATTCAAACACTACCTCATCTTCGTCTTCTTCTAGTGCCATTTCCTCTCCTGGTCCGGGCGGGAGAACTTCTGCGGGAGTTGGTCCTGCCATTGGTTCCTCTCCCGAATCTACCTGCTGCATCATATTTTGCAGATCTTCGAAATCAATTTCGATAGGATCCTCCTCTTCTGGGCACGGGCAAAGCTTTTCGCCATCCACAGCGGCGAGAGGCAGCTGATCTCCAACAGCGGATTCAGGTGCGCCTTCTGCGCCGGCGTCCAATGCCAAATCATCTTGCGCGATTTCGCCACCAATAGCGGAATCCATTCCCGCCTCTGCGGCGCTGACATCTTCGTCTTCGTCTTCATCTTGCTCCAGCATGTTATCAACCGCTTCTTTGATTTGCCGCGAATACTTCTCAACAATAGTCGCTTCAGCGTTCTTGAGTGCAACTTCTTTTAGTGCGTCGGCGTCTATAATCGCCTGTTGTAACATTTTGTTAGACATATTTTTTCTCCCTGGAAATAAAAAAAATCTTTCTCCCAATAAATAGTAACAAACTTTGCAAAAATCTCTGTTTATTATCTATTATCCACAATCAAGCCCAAAACTAGTCACTCTTGCTACTGACTACCAGAAGCAGAAGCAACAACAGAAGCATGAACATACTCCTCTGTAACAGTATGGGTGATATTGGCTTCGATATGATCCGTCATTCCAGTAGAGTCGTCAATTTCAAACGACGCTCCGCACGAACAAAGAAAAAGCATTTTAGTATATTCAGCCATTATGGTGTCCTCACAAATTCAAGTGTTATCCACATTCTGTTGCCGACGGCCTGTGTTTCTTCTTTGATGATTTGTTCTAATTTGTTCTGTGTTATTTTCATAGTTAACTGTTCTCCATACTTAGGGCACCCATGACATCATAAAACTTTTGTGAATAAGTCTCTGTGGTGATGCATCCACTAGGGTTAGTAGTCATTTCTTCTAGAATTGGTTTTACCAGTTCGTCGATATCGCCATCAATGCTTTCTATGGATACAATCATAGCGTTAAGACGATTATGTTGATATGTTAACTGATCGTTTTCATATTCAGCACCATACTCAGCAGCTTCTATAGCTTTTAATCCTAGTTTCTCAGATAGGTTACCAAACTCTTCTAGGAGGAGTTGTTTAAATTCTGTTTTGGTTATAGTAGTCATTATGGTGCCCTCACGAATTCAAGTGTTATCCACATTCTGTTGCCCACACCTTGAGCGGTGCCATTTGTACCAGTAGACTGGCAACGAAGTCTCACAACATCAGTGGCGGCAAGTTGAACTAAGAATGTGGCAGATAAACTAGCAGTGTCATCAGTATTATTACGAGTATAACCACTGGCACGGGATGGAACTATTTCGGTAGTATTCTGCTCGACCCAGCCATCACAAGTTCTACGGGCGTTCGCAGTGGTGTCGAAGAATATGCTATAACTTATCCGATAAATACCTGCGGTGTCAATGGTAATGTTCTCACCCGAACGAGTATAATTAGAGTCTTCAAAGTCGTTCGCATTGAGAACCACCGTTGTCGCACTAGTATTGATAGTTAGGTTTCCCGTTTGTCTATACTGAGCGATGTTTGCCGTTCCTCCACCAGGGATAGTTATAGTTGCTACTCCTGATCCTCCGTCCGCTGCTGTGACTCCAGCACCTACAAAATTCAAATTGCTGTGTGGAGTGTTTGGGATATTAGATCCTTCATCTTCAACAATAATCGTGCTGCCTGATCCTGTGACACCCTGTTCGCCTTGGGCACCTGCTGCCCCTGCTGCACCGTTCGCACCAACTGTTTGGATGCTTAGGCGAAGGCTGTTCGCCAGCGTGTTGATCTGATCGCTGCCATCGACAACCTGGCCCCTGATGCGGATCACGTCGCCTGCGTCAAGCTCCAAAATAGCAAACCCGGCGTTCCCCCCTTCTTCTTCGCTGGAGTCATGGAACCATCGCGCCCGGGAGCCGCCCACTTCTGCGAAGCCCCCGCCCGTGTCTAGTTCTATCCACATATCCACTGTGGCATCGTTGTTGCTTGACTCGTCTGAGGAACACCCGAAATCTACCCGATAAGATCCGTCCGTATTGATCGTAACTTCTTCGCCAGAACCATCCATTGTGAATGCAGAACTACTAATTCTGGTAGTTGTAAACGGCAAAGTGCTTGCCGATGTCGTGATGCCGGTATACTGAGAAGCATTGTAGTAGTTCGCAAACTTGGCTTCTGGGAGATTTACATCAATCTGTGCAACTCCGCCTCCGCTATTGGACGCACTAAGTTCACCAACAAAGTTGAGTGTTGAATGTGGGCCGCCAGATACTGTTCCACCACTATCTTGTACAATAACCCTAGTGCCAGTTAAACCACTCCCATCGCCAACAAATGAACCAGAAAAAGACCCACTCACGGTTTTATTGGAAAGCGTCTGAGCACCCGTTAGTGTCACAACGGTACTATCTATCCCCACTAGTGCTGCTGAAGATCCATCGAATGAAAATGCAGCTATGCCTGGACCTTGCGAGAGAGCATTTGATACTTTTGCTGCTTCATCAGCAAATGATGAAGTTCCAAGGACACTTCCTGTTAAATCGCCCACAACATCGCCAGTTATGTTGCCAAGGACATTTCCTAGCACACTTCCCGTTAGATCACCTGTTACATCGCCAACCAAGTCGCCTGTTACATTACCAAGGACATTTCCTGTGACTTCACCTGTCAGATCTCCAACAAAAAGACCGTCAAACCTATTTGCTATTACATTACCATCAACACCTAGGGTGCCCGTTATCTCAACTGCTCCTCCTCCGGATCCAGACACTGCAAAGGTGCCAGTGAGTTCCAGAAGATTATTATCGTAATCAAATGTTAGATTTTGAGATCCTGAAAACTTGCTGCCGTCAGCACTACTAGAATTAAACTGTAAGCTTTTTTCTGGACCGGCGCTAATGTCTGCCAATCCGCTAGCCTGTCCCAGATATATGGAAGCAGAAAGGAACCCGGCTGTCCCAAGTCCAAAAGATGGGTTCATCGTATGTGCGGTGATTTGGTTAAATACGTGTAGACTCCCAGTTAGCTGCATATTACTGGGAGACGTACTGTTGTCGAAAGTTAAATCTGCGTCTCCGCCGAGAAGGCTGAGTCCGTCATTAAACTGAATTTGTTTATTGCTTCCTGCTGCCGATAACAGATGAAATCCGTCTGCTGTAATCGATCCGGCGTTAGTTAAACTGCTCCACCGCGTTGATTGATCCACGACCATAGTGTGTCCCGCACCGTTGTTGACACCACGAAACCCAACGAAACGACAACCTTGTATAAAGGTGGTGCCGCCACCGCTGGCGCCGAACCCTATAAAAGCGTTTCCAAAGCAATTCCTTAAGAAAGAAACGCCAGTAGAAGTATCAACAAACGCATTCGTCAATCCGCTACCTAGAGCATCAACATTATCACAAGTTGGTTGATAGTTAAATCTTGGAGTGCCGCTAATAGCGACTGGAGCGACAGTACCACCTGTTGCTAATATTCTAACATTTCTTGCGGTAGAGGTGCCAGCAGTTGTGCCAGTAAATCTTATTCCATTACGATTGGTAGCCCTTATTTCCATATTCGCGAAAATACATCTATCTGCCATTGTAACTACATAAGGGCCTGACGCAAAAGATGCGGATACCTGCATCACGCAATTCATTCGATCTGTACCAATAACAGAAACATCATCTGCCATTGTGATTTCTTCATCATAAATGCCAGGACGCACCAAAACAACATCTTCAGCAGAAGCACTGCTTATCGCAGTTCCAATAGTCAGATAAGGAAGATCAAACCTTCCTCTTGTCCCAGTAGTATCGCTACCGCTGATATCTACCCACAAAAGGTTGCTGCCACTAACTTGGGCATTTGTTATTGCAGAACCATCTCCTGAAAAAGAAGATGCCAGAACTGCGCCATTCGTATCTAGTGTGCCTGTGAGAGATAGTGTATTTGCGGAATAATCAAATGTAAGGTTTTGCGAACCAGAAAAAACGCTGCCAGAATTAAATTGAATATATGTATCGGCACCTCCAGGTGT